TTCATTTAATGAATTAGCTCTGAAAAGCTTGTTGCAGTAGAGGAGTTTGCTGTTGAGAAGATTCATTTCAGAAATAGTTTCTTGAAGAGTAGTAACAGTTGAAAGAGCCTCAGCGAGTTCTTCTTTCATTTGATCTTTCTCATCGTCTTTTTCTTCTTTTTTCTTCTTTTTACCTTCTTCGAGTTCAGATTCGATTTCAGAAATTAAAGCGTCGATGTCGAATTCTTCACCTTCTTTAAAGGCTTGAGTTCCTATATCTGCGCCAGCAGCAGATGCTCCAAAGTCCTTACCTTTACCTGTTGATTTGGAAACAAATCCAACAGCGGCTAGTTTTTGGAATAATTTACCTAAATCAGTAGTAGCATCACCATCAGCTTTAATAATTGCCATTAGTTCGTCTTTATCAACACCAATTTTAGTATCTGCGGCATACTTAGCCATGTCCTTAAGATTACTGCCAAGTTTTTTAGCGGCATCAGCGACACCTTCATCAACGGGTTCTTCGCTCTCTTCTAACTCTACATCTTCACCTTCAGCAGTAACGTCATCTTCTTCATAAGTGTCAGACATTTCTTCAAGTTCAGCCATGAGTTCGTCAAGGTTGATTTCCTCATCGATGTCTTCTTCGAGTTCAACTTCCTCGTTTGCTGCATCTTTGTCGTCCTCTTCGTAAGACACACCTTCGTCAGTAGCTTCCGCTTCTTCTTCAATGTACTCTTCTTCGAGTTCAACATCTTCTTCAAGCTCTTCTGCTAATCTAGCAGAAAGCATGTTTTTGATTTTAGAGTCGAACGCTTCTTCCAATGCCATTTTAGCATTTTGTAAAGCGACTTCTCTAACGGCTTTTGCGTCGGCAATAGCCTCTTTTAATAATTCTTTAGCCATTTTGTTTTTAATTTTTTAGGCCTCCAGTAAATAAAAATACAGGAAATAGAGATTTTAGTATCTCTAATAGGGATTTGTTTTAAAATCCAGGGACACTATTTTAAAATAGTGTATGCTTGTTGGAAATAAATATAAAAAAATTTGGAAACCCAAAAACTTGTTTTTATCTTGGTAAAAAACCCTATATTATGATTTTATTAGCACAATACCTTTTAGTAGGAGTAGTTATTGGATTTCTACTTGAACACACAATCCGTTGGACAGGTAATAGTGTGTCTTTTGGAGAAAGGTTGTGGATGATTACTTTATGGCCTATTATGATTGTAGTCTTTGTAGTCTACTTCATTAAAGGATTAAACGAAGATTAACACTTACACTTTCCAGTGTTATCACAGATGATATCACGGATTATATTGTGTACTTTAGTGTAATTTTGAGTAGGGGATGTTATACCTTCTTTTAATTGTTGAGGTGTTAATGTAGCACCTGGGGTTGATGGGGTAGATACTAAGTCAAAACATAATAAATCAAAATCTTCTTGTACCATTAAAACACCATCTGTGTTTTCTTCAACTGAACCCATCCCACGGGATGAAATACCAACAGGGACACCTGCTTGAAATAATGCCTTAGCAATATTTCCCGAGGGTGTAGGGAGAATTTCTATCTGTCCATGGACATCATTTCCATTCCACCAACATTTATTGATTTTATGGGATACGTTATTTAAATTAATAACGGAAGAATCTGGATGATCTAATTCACCTAATGCGTTATTATCAGCAATTGGTCCTTCCATATATTTTTCCATTTCCCTTGCAAGGATTTCTCTTTCATAGATACGACCATTATGGTTTTTAACACCGGCTCTTTGGATGATACCTTCTACCATGAGAGGTCCACCAGATTTAATTGATGACTCTATTAAGAGTTTATCAACCTTTAATGGGATTATATCTACGATTAAATTGCTCATTTTCCTTGTCCTCTATAAGTTTTTTTGTATAGTTTAGAAGTTTTATGTTTACTACTTTTAGTCTTAGCATGTACACCAGGACGGTTTACCTTGTTGCTTTTAGGACCAAAATCGAATGCACTAATTTTTCTTGCCATAACTTATTTATTTTATTTCTTTATACCCCATATAACCTTTTTTCTTTTTTCTTTTGTTATTACCAAAAGCATGGGGGGTAGCATATGCTTCACCAGAACCTGCACTTACTGTGGTGCCCGTACCAGTGACATTTGCTTCATCAATTTCTGATTTAATAAGTTCACGAATTAATTCTCTTAGTTGATCTATATTCATTATTGAGCAGATTTAAGTTCATTAATTAACTCGTAATAATTAAGAAGATTAATTACATTATCATCGTGAACTGAAGATTTTTTACATAAAGGTTTAATCAAGTTTTTAACTTCAGTAAGTTTAATTTTAATAACTTGATTGGTATTTTTTGATAATGTTTCAATTTCAGCTTTTACTTTAGTAATTTCTTCGTTAATGAAAGATTTAAGTTTAGGACTGTTTGAAACATTATAAACATACTCTTTAAGTAATATTCTTTGGTTATCTGCTAATCCAGAATATTTTTCGTTAAACTTTTCTATTAACATTTTGTATGTTAATGCTCTAGTTTCTTTATCAAATTTTTCGTATTCTTCTATAACAATTTCCCTTTTAGGTTTGTTTAGAAAATTTTTATTTGTAATATGTTCTAAAATAGCTACTTTAGAATCTACAATAGACATAGGGTTTGCTTCTTTATTCTCTAATAAATTATATACGCTAGCATATATTTTGTAATTAGGAACTTTAGCCTTAAAGAAATCTTCAATGTTGTAAGTTTCTTTAATTTCTTTAACTAAATTGTATCTTTCTCTTCTTAGAATAGACTTGTTAAGTTTAAAGTGTGCGTCTACTAAAGTTTCAATGAGGACAGCAGCATTTGTTTCTTTCTCAAATCTTTTAGTAAGCAACGCGTTATATATCTGATACTCTTTTACAAGAGCAGAATTATTACCAAAAAACTTTCTTAAGATACCTACAGCTTTTGGTTGGGAATTCGAAATAGTCTCCGAGGTGATTTGTCTCGTTAACAATTCAAATAATATCCCAGTATTTTTGTACTTGGAGTGCTTAGGTTTCATGCATGAATTGATTTATTCCTATATAAATATGTAGGGAGTCCTGAAGGATTATTCTTTTATAATGTTCTTTTCATCTAACATAGATGATTTGTCTTCTTCACTTAATAATTGTTTTCCTTTTAAACGATTCAAAGATAATTTTTTAAGTATACGTGAATTTTCTTCAAGAGCAAAGGGTGAAACATCATTAGTTTTAGTGGGACTATCGTCAGCTGTCATACCTCCTTTACCAAGTGGGTCGCGACTGAAATTGCTCTGATCTGTGTCAAAATTACTTAATTTAGTTTTAGGACGTCCTGGTTCATTTTCATCATATCCATCAGGGACATCTTTAATATGCTTATCACGTTTAGTAGCATACATACCTGCTAGATCGTGTGGTGTACCATATGATTCACCGGACTCTAAAGGATCGTTACCTTCATTTTCTATCTGGTTTAAACGGAATATGTGAGCAGCATCATCAAGTGCTCTGTTTCTTTCATGTTCCATTTCTTTGTCTGATAGATTGAATACATTTTTATATACAAAATCAGTAGATAAAATCTTTTTATCAGCAATTGAATTAGCTAATTCAACTTTAGATTTATATAGTTCAGTTTTTTCTTGTTCGAATACAATTGAAGGACCTGTAAGTGACAATTCAAAATCTACTAAATCTGAATCTGTAAATCCTTGAGTATATAAGTGAACAAGGGCAATTTTCTGGAGTTCAGAGACAATTGTTCTTTGTAAGCGCTCAATTGTGCGAGCAAAACGGATATCCATAGCAGCCAATGTTGATTTACCCTCAAGGTTTTCATCATATCCCAAGAATGCTTTTGGAATCTTAAGAGCGGCTAACATTCGATTCTTTAAGTATTCAATATCAGTTGTGCCATCATAATCAAGACCTTTTGTAGTTTCAATCTTAGTTGATGAATCGTTACCTCTAACCGGGATATAGAAATCCTCAGTCATATTTTGAATGTTGAATTTTAAATTATAGTCGCCAGTGTTTTGATCCACATATGGAGTCTTTTTCATTTTGGCAACTGTTTTCTCCATAAATTGGTCTATTTCTTGTGGAGGAATACCTCCTACGTTCATGTAGAAAATTCTTTTTTCTGGTGCGCGCATAATTCTGTGAATAAGCATTGCATCTTCCATCAAAATTAATTGCTTAAATACCTTACGAGCGGGCTCGAGATATGAGCGACCATATGGGAGATAGTTAGCGTCTGATAATAATCTAAAGTGGGCAACTTCGTAGTTTTCAAGCTTCATCTGGTCACTTCTTCTAGCACTGTAAGTAGTGGATTGTGACAAACCATTAGGGTCAAGTACAAATTGTACATAGCTTGGGTTTTCTGGATCCATACCTTCTTCTCTTACTACCTGATATACAGAAAGTGGCAATGCATTATAGACACCAAACTTTTCAGATATCTGTAAGTGGAGGTAAAAATCACCATATTTACACATTTGGCGAACCCAAGATGGTAAGTTAAATTCAACATTTAACACATCATAAAATAAATTGTGTAGTACACGCTTTACATTATCGTTTGATGATTTGATTGTTAAAACGTCTCCGTATTCATTTTTAAGGGTTGCTTCTTCTGAAATAATATCAAGTGCAGGTGCAATTAATGAATCATAATCCATCGCCTCATAGTCACTATACAACTGGAGTCGCATAGAAGAGTAATTCAGTGTAGGGTTATATTGAAGAGAAGATCCTACGGGTCTATGTAGTCTTGTAAATCTATCATATAAGGAATTTGATTCTAAATTCCCATACTTTTGAATACGATCAGTATCCATTATCTTAAGTTGATCACCTCCAACGTTTCTAATAATAACGTCGTTAGAAAATAACCTCCTTAATCGTGTAAATAAGCTAGTATCTGCCATATTTATGGTTTATAATGTGTGTATAAATATCTAACCCAAAAGCCAAGACAAATCTTCGTCTTTTCCTCCTACTTTCATTTTATAGGCCTGTTTGGGATCATTAATTTGTGTGCTGCTAAAGAATGGATTATAATTTGCTTTGCTAGTATTCGCAAGCATTGCTTTAGTTAAGTCAACGCCGTGTTGAGCAAATTTGAGTGCAGTATCTCGCACGTAACACGCAGTAGCTATGGACATAATTAGGTCATCATTGTACCCAGTTTGAGCTTCTGGACGACCATTTTTCCATACAAATGTTTTTAACTCATCTAGTGTACGTCTTGAGTTAATTTGAATACTTTGTTCTTTAATATATGCGTCTAATTTTGCTATAGTTAGCGGTCTAGTTCTAAGTGACATAGTAAAACCAGGTACCATTTTCGACTTATCTATCAAATCATATCCTTTAGCAATGTATGCTTCAGCATCGCGGGTAAATTTTTCGTCTTTAGGACTGTAATAGAGATTTTCATATCCCATATCAATTACCTCTTGAATTGTGGCCCAACCAATATTTGCATTTTCAATTACAAGTAATGCTTTATTGTATTCGTTTGCTATATTGTATAATATTCTACCAAAATCTTTTGTTGGGATTTGATCTTTAAATTCAGCTACTTGTGTTGAAGTTTCAATGTCTATAATATGGAATGCTGAGTAATCTTTTGAGTCACCTCTAGCGACGTCAGCTACAACCATATACTGTCTTGTATAGTCTGGGTATTCCCAAACCCATAGGCTACTATTTATGCCCCTTTTTTCTAGTGGGTCTTTTAAAGTTGTAGTTTCTATATAATTTAATATTTCAGGAGGGAATACTGTATCACCCGAGGTTGTAAAATCACAATCACACTCTTGTGCCGCCATTCTATCCCCTAATTCATCATCTTGTTTATCCCTCCATTCTTGGTTTCGTTCTGGGTGTACAGTCCATGGTAATCTAATAGGTGTAAATCCACTAGTACCATCTTGTGCTTTAGTCCACATTCGGTGAAACCAGTTACCTGTACCATTAGG